ATTATATTGTTAAATTGTTACCAAGATTCTAGCTTAGTATTGGTATCATTTAATTCTGTTAAATTGTTATTGTAACAATAAATTAAATCTGCATTCGGAACGTTTAATTCTGTTAAATTGTTATTGTAACAATAAATTCTTTCAGCATTAGGGGCGTTTAATTCTGTTAATTTGTTATGACGGCAATCAATTATTTTAGCATTAGGGGCGTTTAATTCTGTTAATTTATTATAAGAACAATAAATTCTTTTGGCATTAGGGGCGTTTAATTCTGTTAATTTGTTATTACAGCAATAAATTCTTTCAACATTAGGTGCGTTTAATTCTGTTAAATTGTTATAAGAACAATAAATTACTTTAGCATTAGGGGCGTTTAATTCTGTTAATTTGTTATGACGGCAATCAATTATCTCAGCCTTAGTAGCGTTTAATTCTGTTAATTTGTTATGACGGCAATCAATTATCTCAGCCTTAGTAGCGTTTAATTCTGTTAATTTGTTATTCCAGCAATAAATTTCTTTAGCGTTCGGGGCATTTAATTCTGTTAAATTGTTATAAGAACAATAAATTACTTTAGCATTAGGGGCATTTAATTCTGTTAAATTGTTATAAGAACAATCAATTCCTTTAGCGTTCGGGGCATTTAATTCTGTTAAATTGTTATTCCAACAAAAAATTCCTTTAGCATTAGGGGCGTTTAATTCTGTTAATTTGTTATTGTAGCAAGAAATTCTTTTAGCATTAGGAGCGTTTAATTCCGTTAAATTGTTATTTTGGCAATAAATCGCATCAGAATTAGGAGCGTTTAATTTTTTTATTTTTTTATTTAAAATAGAATCTAATCTTAATTCCCCCTCATCAAAAATAGTTAATGTGTCTTTTTCTATAATATAGTTATACTTGTTTAATTCTTTCATAAAATTTCACCTATTTGCTTTTCGCTTCTTTATCAAGTTTTTCTTTTAATATATTTTTTTCATATGATAATTCTATTCGATATTCTTGCGGAATATCGTTACTCCATAATTCCTTTAACTCTTCTATAGAATTAGATTTTTGCATTTTTTCTAGATATTCTCTTTTTTTATCTTCATTTACATGTTGTTTTTCTTTTTTTTTGTAATTTTCATGTTTATTTGTCGCATCACTGTCTTTTGCATCATCGATAGCAAAAAGGCCGTTTAATGCGTATTTTCTTGCATATGATGACGTTGAACCAGTTATTTGACTTGCGTCCATCTTTTTTTTTGATTCTTCCTCCCTTGCATATGCATGTACCTCTAAAAAAGTACCTGTATTTGATGAAATATCATATACACTAATTGTTGATTTAACATAATGCCTACCATGATAATATTCAATATCATCTGAAATTAAGATAAATAATCCATTTTCAAAAAGAAGTGGTTTGACATCTTCTAGGATATCCTCACATGATCTATATTTATATTCACCAAATGAATTATACCTCTTTTTTTTAGATTTTAACTCTGATTGAACCTTTTGTAGTTTTCTTAATAATTCTTTCATTATATTTACTCCCTTGTTTTTTAATGAATTTATAATATATGTAATAAATAAAAAAGTCAACCGTTTTTTATTTATATTAATACATTGTAATTCACAATTGTTTATTGTATAGTATTGTTAATAACTAAAACAGGAGTATAAAAAATGGAATTATTAACAATAAAAGAATTAGAGAAAAAAATAAAATACAAGAATACAACAATCTACAAATTCATAAAATTCGGTATGCCAGTTTTTAGAATGGGCGGAAAAAATCTTTTTGAATTAGATTCGGTAATGAATTGGCTAAGAGAATATTCTAAAAAACGGGGGTAAATATGGAGGGTTATATAAAACTTCATCGATCATTATTAGATCATCATTTAATGACAAATCAATCATATTTTTTAGTATTTATTCAGATTTTACTTAGATGTAATCATAAAGATAAGAGTATCATTATCAATAATCAAAAAACATTGATAAAAAGGGGGTCTTTTTATACTTCTCTTAGTAAATTATCAGAGCAAATTAATATTCATAGATCGACAATCACACGTGCAATAAAATTTTTACAAAATGATTCAATGATCGAAACGATAGCGATCGGAAAAGGAACGTTAATTTCGTGCGTAAATTATGATAAATATCAAGAATCAAGAAACGATAGCGAAACGATAGCGAAACGATGGCGAAACGATAGTGAAACGATAGCGCGCACAAACAATAATGATAAGAATGATAATAATATAAAGAAAAAAGATATTAATAAATTAATATCTAAAAAAGAAAGTGATAAAAATGAGCAATTTAATATTTTTGAAAGTATCGATAAAAAGAAAAAGTTTGTTAAGCCTGAAATTAATGATATTTTTAAAGAAATATCTAAATATGCATTTTCTAAGAGTCTAAATGTTAATGAGAGGGCTTTATTTTTGCAGTCAGAGCAATTTTTCAACTATTATGAATCTAACGGGTGGAAAGTTGCAGGAAAGCCAATGAAGAGCTGGGTAGCGGCCTCTAGGAATTGGCTATTAAGGTACAGTGAGAATAATTACAATAAAATCGTTAATAAAAAAAATAACGAACAATACGAAACAGAATCTGTGAATGAGATATATGAGTTTGTTAATGAATTACAGAAAAGAGGGTAAATATGAGTAAAGAATTGATCTCAGCATTAAATTCAATGTTTAGAGCGTATGAAAAAGATCCATTGAACAAAGATAAAGAAATGTTTAAATCTTATATAGATTTTTTGATTGATGAAGAAATACAAAATGTTGTAAAATCAATTAGATATTTAGTTAAAAATAATGATAGTCAATATATGCCAAGACCAAGTAATATCATTAAACATGCTAATAGATATAATTTAAGTGAAGATGACGAAAAAGAAATTAAATTTCAATCTTTTTTAGAACGATTCAAAAAGCAATACACTGGTTTTGTTGTAGATGACGACGTTGCCTTAGTTTTAAAAAAAATTGGGCGTGATTTACGTTTTGAAACTACAAAAGAGTTTAGTTTTACATTGAAAGAAGTTCGTAAAATATGGGAGTTTTATTTGTTTTATAATAAAGATAAAAATATACAATTACTAGAAAATAATAGTATAAAATTACTAGATTAAATGATTTTAACAAATATAAATATATTGAAAGTTGTACATATTTTAACTCAACTAGCTAACAAAATGGTTTCGGAATCCGAAGATATAGAACCAGAAATAGCAAATGTTATTAGTGAAAAAATATGGGAAATTATGTAAAAAACTTTGATGATGTAAGGAAATTCTTACCACAATTTCTATCAAAAGAATCCTAAGATGAGATTTTCATGGAGTTATGTAAATGAGTTTAAAATTCCATTGGAAACCATTTAGAACATATGCTCGATATGGTCAAAATTAAATTATATAAGAAAGGTATTTAAATGAGTTCAAAATGTTGCGATGCAAAAACGAAAAAAACAAAAAAAGGTAAGATGATTTGTATAGCTTGTCAGAAAGAGTGTGAGAGAAGATGACCAAAGATCAACTAATAGCTAAACAACAACTTCAAATCGAAGAATACAAAGAAATGCTTAAAAAAAATACTGAGATACAAGCTTTTACAAGTTCAAATAGTCCTGATACAGGATTTTATTCAGAATGTATGACATTAAGAGATTGGTTTGCTGGTATGGCTTTAAAAGGAATGCTTTCTAATCCAGCAACTGAGTTATTTAGTGACGGGAAAAGGGTTCATTCAGAAGAAGCTTACGCAATTGCTTCGTATAGAGTTTCCGATGCCATGCTTTCTGAGCGCGATAATACTAATAATTAACAATGTTTGTGATAACCCCGATCCCCCAAACCGGTCGAATTCGACCCCTTTGGAATTAAAGATAGCATGACAACGAATTGCTGTGGAGAGCCGCCAGTTTATGAAGATAAAAAAGCGATTGTGGCAGTTCCAGAACTTTTAGATGTGTACAAAAAAGCAAAAGATGCAATTGATGAACTAGATGATGCTATAAATGATATGGAGCTAGAAGATAAGATTTGTATTTATGAGTTAAAGGCCGCTATTAAATACCTTGAAAAACGTCATTACATAAATATAAAATCAATGCCTATCGATTGATAGTTATCTTCTGTGAAAAATGATACGTAATTATTCCTACCTTGTATTTTATTTGAAAATGATGTAGAGAAAAATATACCTAAATTATTTGTTATGTAATAAGTGGTTTTGTTTCTAAATGTGTTAATAAAATGATTGTATTTTAATAATGATTTTCTATTTGATGTAAAACCAGTATTTAGTGTAAATTCAGATTTAAATCTATTATTCTTAATTTTGATATCAAAATATTTTAAATTCATAAACCCGTTTCCATTTTCAATCTTTCCTACTTCTATGCCAGAAACAATTTTAAAATTGAAATTTGTATTACATAAAACATTGCTATAAATCAATAAATAAATTAGTAATGACAATATATATCTATTTAAATTACTCATATTATTTATATTTTTTAATTTAGTGAAAAATGGATTGAATGACTTTCATATAAAAAGTCTATCTTTACTTCGATAAGATTTGTACCGATACAGTTATTACCTATGTTTTCATTGTTGTTATTACCTATGTTTTCATTATTTGTTTCATCACAATTATTGTATAATTTTAATTTTAATAAACCTAAAAAATCTTTAAAACTACCTGAAAATCTATCCATTTTTTTTACTCCTCAAATTGTTTCCTTTAAATATCTTGATCTAAAAAAATACAAGCTTTTTTCATTGATTCCGATTTCTTTTGCTACATCCGACCACCTCATCGGCTTCACTCTAGTTCTTAATCTGATAATTAATTTGATTCTTTCTTTTACTTGCGCATCGCTTAAAATTTTTGGCATTTGTATTTCCTTTTATTTATTAGCAATATGAATTAAAATATATTTCTTGATTTTCTGCTTTGTCATTTAAAATAAATAATTCATATTCTTGATAAAGTATATCGTTAATTTGCTCAACATCCATTTTCGTTATTTTAGTTAATTTTAATTTCTTTGATAAAGGCAATTCTGATTTAAATATATCTTCTTCATATTCTTCTAATAATATATTCTTTAATATTAATTTCGAAATCATTAACTCATAATCTTCGCTTATATTTTTAGCAATATCAGTATAAAAATCTTTCTCTGTAGCGTATTTATATTTTTCTTGATTATATAAATGCGATGCTGGAAATATTGTATTTAAGTTTATCATTTTATTTACTCCCTTGTTTTTTATTATGTTTGTATAATACCCTATTTTCGGGTACTATACACATTGATATTTTATGTTGTATTTTTATTTTATATTGACATTGTATTTTTAATATTGTTATTGTTTATGTAGCTATAAGAAAGTTTATACGTATTTCTAGAGTACGTATAATTAAAGAACTTATGTTTACACTAAAAAAAGAGGTTTTATGTCTCAAGTTCAAAAAAATGCGATGATAGCGGCACTAGAAACTACCTTAGGAGTAGTTACTCAAGCTTGTGAAATTATAGGTATCACACGACAAGCTCATTATAAGTGGATTCGTGAAGATGAAGAGTATAAAAAACGTGTTGAAGATATCGAGAATGTAGCTATTGATTTCGCTGAAACTGAGTTGCATAAACAAATAAAATCCGGAAATTCTACATCAACAATATTTTTTCTAAAAACTAAGGCTAAAAATCGCGGATATGTTGAAAAAGTTGAATTAGATAGTAATGTTAATATTAATCAAGTTGAATTAAATTCAAAATTAAATGAGTCTATAAATAATTTAGCTCAGAAATTAATTGATGAATAATATTATGAATGAATATTGAAGAAATTAAAACAACCTTATCTAATCTTCCAAACGAAAATCAAATAGCAGTACTTTCTAGACTAGAATGGCTTTCTACTGCACGAAAAAACCAAATACCAAAAAACAATAATAATTCTGTTAATTTATGGCTTGCTGGAAGAGGATTTGGAAAAACTCGAACAGCTGTGGAGGATCTTTGGTGGGAATGTTGGACTAACGAAAAAATACGGTACGGCGTTGTTTGTGCGACTGCTAATGATACTAGAAAAACAGCGTTTGATGGGGAATCGGGTATTATAGCTAGATGTCCGCCTGAAATTATCGAGTATTATAATAAATCACTATTAGAAATAAAGTTAATAAACGGATCAATAATTCAAGGTTTTACAGCTGATGAACCTTCAAGATTAAGGGGTGCGCAATTTCATAGAGCTTGGATTGATGAATTAGCTACTTGGCGTTATCAGCGTGAAGCGTGGGATATGTTAATGTTTTGTTTACGTTTAGGTGAACAGACAAAGTTGAATATAACAACTACGCCTCAGCCAACATCTTTAATTAAAGAGCTTCTAAAACGAGATGACGTAAATATCTATAAGGGGTCTACGTTTGACAATAAAGAAAATTTGAGTAAACAACAATTAGATATATTAATTGATCGTTACGAGAACACAAGAATCGGTAGACAAGAGTTATATGCAGAAATTTTAGAAGATATTGAAGGTGCCCTATGGTCGTATGAAATGCTTGATCGAGCGAGAAAATATAGAAAAATTAGTGATTATAAACGAGTTGTTATAGCTATTGATCCAGCGGTTTCAAATAATAAAAACAGTGATGAAACAGGCATTGTTGTATGCGCTAAAGACACGCTTGACAATTATATTATTTTAGATGATAAAAGCGGAACATATAGCCCTGGGGAATGGGCGAATGTAGCAATTAATTTGTATAGAAAATATAATGCTGACGTAATAATAGGAGAGGTCAATAATGGTGGGGATTTAATAGAATCGAACATTAGAAATATTGACAATAATGTTAATTTTAAACAAGTAAGAGCGTCAAGAGGTAAGATAATTAGAGCTGAGCCGATTTCTGCATTGTACGAACAAAACAAGGTTTATCATATTACTAGATTTTCAGAATTAGAAGAGCAAATGACTAGTTTTACTGGAGATTCTAGACAATCAAGCCCGGATAGATTAGACGCTCTTGTGTGGGGTTTGACTCATTTGTCAGAAAAAAATACTGAAATATTTGTTAGTATGATATAGAATAGAAAAAAAAGTATGGAGAAATACATTGTTTAATAAATTATTTTCTTTTGAGAAAAAACAATCAAAGACTAGAACTAATAAAAGTTCAGGTATTGTTGATTTCAATAATTACGATTTTAAAGATTATAAAACTCGTGATTATCAGAAAGAAGGATACGAGAAAAATGTCATTGTATTTAGATGCGTGAAATTAATAGCTGAGAGCTTGGCTAAAATTAATTTTCAGTTATTTAAAGGCGATAAATTGCTTGACAATCATCCTGTTTTGGATTTATTAAAATCGCCAAATCCATATCAATCAAAAAAAGAATTCATTCAAGATGTTATCTCACAAAAATTAATAACTGGCAATTCTTATATAGAAGCAGTTTATAATGACGAATCAAATGTATATCAAGAAAAACCGCCATTGTTTTTGTATTCTGTCAACCCTTATTTTATGAGCGTTAAACCGGGGAAAGATGGTTTACCAGCCTCTTATATTTTTGGTTATAACAACAATAAGACAGTGTTTAGCGTTAATATGAATGGTAAATCGAATATTCTTCAATTAAAAGAGTTTTCACCGACAAATGAACTCCTTGGGGTTAGCCCACTGAAGGCCTGTGCACCCGATGTTGATATAATATCAGAGGGTAAAAAATGGAACTATAATATTATAAAAAATGGGGGAAAAGTTTCAGGAGTTCTTGAAGCTGAACAGGAATTAAGTGATTCTCAGTATCAGCAATTAAAAAAATTCAAGGATTCTATGATTGGGGGGAATAATAATGGTGGTATTCCAGTGCTTGGTGGGGGTGTTAAATTTACCCCCCTTGGGCTTAGTCCAAGCGACTTAGATTTTATAAATGGTATTAAAGCCAGCAGTCAAATGATTGCTTTTGCTTATGGTGTTCCGTATGATTTAGTGAATACTGATCAAGCAAAATATGAGAATTTAGAAAAAGCATATGAGTTGTTGTGGGATCAGGCAATAGAACCAAATTTAATTCACTTACTAGATGAGCTTAATAATTGGCTTATTCCAAGATATGGCGATGATTTACTATTAACATATGACAAAAATGCTGTAGGGGCAATACAGCAAAAAAATAACAGAAAAATAAATTCGTTAGAGTCTATTAGTTTCATGACAATCAACGAAAAACGATCTGCGATTGGTTTAGCCCCCATAGATGGGGGGGATCAATTATTAACTGAATTAAATAAAATTCCATTATCTGAAATCGGTTTAAATGTTGATAATAACGTAGAAAATAAATCAGATTATATTTTATCACTACAAAAAAAGGGGTATGAAAAAAAACAGGCTGAGAAAATGGCAGGTTTGATATATGACGATATCGAAGAGTAAGCGACAAAGGC